CATCAGGACCGGGTTCTTCTCGGCCCAGGTGGCGATGCCCTCGACCACCGGCGTCAGCGATTCCGCGATGGCGGTCAGCGGCGGCAGCAGCGCATTCCCGACCGAAATGCCGAGCCGCTGCATCGTGTTCTGGAACGCCTGCATCCGCTGGGCGAAGGTGCCGATGGACTTCTGGTAGTCCTTGTCGACCGTGCCCGCAGCAGCAGACCCGCCCGCTTCGTCGCGCAGCTTGGCGTACTCCTTGCGGTACTTCATCAGCGCCATCAGGGCGAGCTTCGCTTCCTTGTCGCCGAAGATCTGGCCGAGCTTGAAGGTGTCGCCCTTGGTGATTTTGAACAGGGTGTCGAGCGCCGCCTCCATCGGGTTGACCCCGTTCTTCTTGGCGGTCTTCAGCACCTGCTCGATGTTGACGCCGAACTTGCGGAAGTTCTTCACCGCATCCGGGGCGGTCATCTTCAGCATGGCGTCGGTCAGGCGCACGCTGGCGGCTGCTGCGTCAGGCGCATCCTTGCGGACCATCTGCATCATGGCCGCCAGGCTGACCGCGCCCTTGCGGCCCGTGATGCCCAGCGACCCAGCAGCGGCGGCAATGGTGGGCATGAACTGCGCCATGTCCTTGAGCTCGAACGCCCCCGCTTTGCCCGCGTAGGCGAGCGCGTCGAAGGTCGCCTTCAGCTCAGTCGGCTTGATCTTCAGGGCGTTCTGAAGCTGGAATCCCGTCTTCGTGACGTCGGTCAGCTCCGACCCGGTGGCGGTCGCCACGCGGCCCAGCGCTTCCATCGACGCCACCGCATCCTTCAGGCTCAGGCCCTGGCCCACCAGGTCCTTGACGCCCTCGGCCAGCGTCGTCGCCGACAGGTTGGTGCGGCTGCGCGATGACAGCGCCAGCAGCTCGGTGCCCAGTTGCTTCAGTTCCTGCTGACTGGCGTTCGCGGTCTTGCCGATGTCGCTCAGCTGCGTCTCGAAGGCGATGGCCTGCTTCGCTGAGTAGAACATCGCCGCGCCGATGGCGGCGCTCGCCGCTGCTGCGGCCTGATAGGCTTCCTGCTTGAAGCTGGCGGCGAAGCCCTGCTTCGTGGCGCGGGCCAGCGTGTTCAGCTGGCCCTGTGCGCGGGAGATAGCGGAGCCGAGGGAGGCTGCTACCTTGCCCCCGATCTCCAGCGTTACCTGAAATGGTTTACCGGCCATTGGCTTTAATCTGTCGAGCGATGTCTTCTTCGAGCGCCTGGGCCTCAGTCAGCCAGTCGGCGAAGTCGTCTGTGTCCAGATCGATAATCTCCGACAGTGCCCAGCCGGTAAGTTTCGAGAGGATGATTACGTCTCGTCGGCTGACTGAGACCCGCCCCTGAAATCCACGTACTGCCGCTCCAACTTGGCGAAGTCGGAAGCGTCCAGTTCGTAGACTTCATCCGGCGTCAGCTCGCAGAGCGAGGCGATCAGGTTGACCGCCTTCTCCGCGTCGCTCGCCTTGGACTTCTGCATGGCCAGCTCATCCCGCACCTTCGGGCGGCGCATGGTGACCGTGGTCACTTCAACGCCTGCGATGGTGATGGGGAAGTCCAGCTCGATGGTTGCCGAGGCTCGCTTGTCCATGCGCTAGACCCCGATGGCGCTGCGGATGGACTGCAGCTGATCGCTGCCGCCGACCTTGCGGACCATGTTCACCACGTCGATCTCGACGAGCTCCTGGCCACCGATGGCCACCTTCAGGTAGCGGACCGCCATCATGAACTTGAGGGCGGTCTTCTCGCCGGACTGCCAGTCGCCCATGTCCAGTTCCTTCACGACGCCGCGAAGGTTGACCACCATCGACACAGCGTCCTCACCGTCGCGACGCAGCGCGCCCCGTGCGGTGACCTGGGTCGCTGCGCCATCGGCCAGGCCCCACAGGCGGATGACGTTCGGGTCGTACTCGAACAGCTGGAAGCTGGCCTCCAGCTTCTCCTGACCCATGTCGATTTCGGCAGGGAGGTCCATGCCGCCGCCCCGGAACTCCTCCATCTTGGTGGTGAGCACGGGCAGGGTCAGCTGCTCGACCACGCCCGCGTAGCCGCGACCGTCGACGAACAGTGAAAAGTTTTTCAGTACGCGGGGGATCATCCGAGTTCCTCCTGTCGGTTTTGTGCCCGGTAGGCTCGGGCCCACTCAGACCAGTTTAGATCGTCTTCTGGCTTCCAGTCCGCGCGGAACCACTTGACGATAACCCGCAGCGCATCACGCGAAGGGATAGCCAGCTTCCACCTCCAGGGGATGTGTTCTTTGTGACGGTGCTCCAAAAAGAACTGATACAGTTCGCCAGCCATCGCCCAAGTCGCTGCCGATTTCTCCGTGGTCTGCGGCCTGTCCCAAGGCTTCCAGTCTTGCGCGTGATGGCGGACCCCTGCCGCCTTGCGTCGACGCATGGGATTGCGTTCGCCTTGGAACTGATGGGAGCCATCGGCCACACGACGGAGGTTTTCCGCTACTGCATCCGCTGAACTGATGCCGTCTCCGCCATCGGTGAAGTTGAACAGCAGTCCTTCGCCTCGGTCGCGCCGTCCGAAGATGGCGATCATGTCGCGTTCCCAATGCTGGGCATCGGCGCGTGAACTGAAAGCTGCGTCCGTCGGAACAATTTGCACGCGGTCTGAGTGCTTTCGACAGACGTTTCGGAGTGCGCGGTTATGGCACCAGTCCCTAGTGACGTGCGTCCATCGCCCTTCGCGGCCAATTCCGAAGTAGATGGGCTGGCCGTCCAGCTCAACCCGATAACCCCACACTGGGTTCGCTATGCTTGTTTGTGCCATCTGGTTGCTTCAGGTGGTCAGGCCTGGGGGGTTGCAGCCCCGCCAGGCCTTCATTCTAGCTACCGGAAAAGGTCAACGACGTAATCGTTCACCAGGTGGCTGCGGAAAGTCACCCGTTCAGCAGGGAATGGAGGGGTGAAGGAGAAGTCGAAGACCACGTTGCCGCTGCTGATGCTGGTGGGCGTGTTCAGCTCGGGGTCCACCCAGACGTCGCCGCCCAGGATGGCACCGCGCGCCTTCAGGCTACGCAGGTATTCGCGCACGGACTCGGTGACTTCTTCGAGGTAGGTCGCCGTGATGCAGCGGTCCACCGCCCACAGGTGACCCCGCAGGATGGACTCGTTGATCATGTCCGCCGTCCGCCGCACGCTCAGGAAGGCGTACTTCGGATCGACGCTCAACGTCCGGTTGCCCCACAACCGGAAGCCCTGCTCCCGGACGATGGTGGCAATCTTGTTTTCGTTGAGCAGGTTGGCCCGGCTGGTGTAGTCGCCCAGGGCGAAGTCGATCTGGCGGGCGGTGCCCTCGATGCCAGCGATTTCGTTGTTCGACGGGCTCCACCAGAAGCCGCGCTCGTTGTCGATCTTGTTGATGAGACCGGCCACGGCGGGCGACGCGGGAGTGTTCTCGCCGTTGCGCAGCACCCAGGGGTCGACGACGTAGATGCGGTCGGAGCCGAAGTCGTCAGCGACCTGGATGGCGGCGCTGTCGTTGGTGTTCGGACCGTCGGCGATGATGACGGCGCGCAGCCGGTTGGCGATGCCCAGCAGCTCGCTCAGCACGCGGGAGCGGACAGCGCCACGGGTTGCGGTGCCAGCCACGGCCTGCGTGCCACCTTCAGGCGGTGCGCCGATGGTGACGGTCGGAGCGCTGCTGTAGTTGCTGCCCGGGTTGGTGATGGTGATGCTGACCACCTTGCCAGCATCAGCACCGGTGCCCAGGACTGCGACCGCAGTCGCGCCGGAACCACCGCCGCCGGAGATGGTGACGGTCGGTGCGGTGACGTAGCCCGCACCCTGGTTCGAGACCGGGATGGCCAGGATGCCGTTGGCGCTGCGCTGGTGGGTGAAGCCAGGGGCGACGAGCACGCGGGGCGCGTAGCCTGCGATGTTCTCAGCAGCCAGGAAGCACTGAACGCCGAGGTAGTTCCCGGAGTTGTCGGTGCCGCCGATGATGTTGGTCAGCGTTTCGGCTTCGGTCTGGCCCGCAGCGACGCGCACCAGCACGACGACCGCACCGGCCTGGTCGTAGATCAGATCCAGTGCCGTGGGCAGAGTGCCGGTGGTGCCGATGCCCGCCCAGTCGCTGCGACTGGCGATCAGCACGGGGGTATCGAGGGGGAACTTGTCGGCGTCAGCTTCGGGGGCGGTTCCGATAAGACCGATGACAGACGAGCGGACGGTCGTAATAGGCCGCGCCCCGGTATCGATCTGCAGAACCTCGACGCCGTGGAGGAAGGTGGTCGTCATCGGTCAGAGTGTCCTCTGGTTCTAGGGGTCATTGTAGCCGCCGCGTCATTCGTACAGGACATTGATGGACCCGGCGTCGAATGCGTCGGTGCCGTTGCTGGTGACAACGCGAAGGTAGTTGGCAACGCCTGCGAGAGTCACGGACCCCCCGGAGACGATTGATCCCTGCGTGCCTGCTGTAACAAACTCACCGGACGCCAGCCAGAGGTTGCCGCTGATGTTGGTCAGCACGAGGTGGCCGTAGTGGTTGTAACTGGCGGCGTTGTTGAAGACGGGGATGCCAGCCGTCGAGTTGACCGGCACAATGCCGCTGGCCCAGGAGAAGACGCTGTAGCCAGCGTACCCGGATGTGGTTGGCGTCCCGCCGGTACCGAGCTGCACCAGGATGTTGGTCGCGCCATTGGTCGAGACGCCATTGAGAGCCACGGTGATGCGGCGCACCCAGCTGGAGATGCCAGTGAACTCCACCGCCGACCCGCTGGTGGACGCCTTCGCAGTGTCGACGACCAGGGGGCGCGACCAGCTCAGGGCGCTGCCATCCGTCCGCAGGAACTGCCCAGCGCTGCCGACGCCAGGGGACAGCTTCGCCGCCGTGACCGCAGCGTCGGCGATGTCTGCGGTGACCACAGCACCAGCGGCGAGGTCAGCCGTGTTGACGCTGCCGTCTTGAATCATCGAGCCGGAGATGCGTTGAAGGGGCATAGAGTCAGGTACCTGTCATCAGGTGGGCGATGTCGGCGGGGAGGGTCAAAGTGCCGCCAGCACAAAGGCCAGCAGTTCTTCGTACCGAATGCCATAACGACTGCCAGCAGGGATTACTTCATTTCCGTCTTCGTCGTACTCAGCTTCCCATTCGTCATGGCAAACAATACCGTAACTCATTGGGTCCAGCCCCTCTGATGCAAAAGCATCAATCACTTCTTGCGCAATTACGCCAACATGAACTCGCGCCTCGTTTCCTTTCGCAGAAACTGCGTCTTTGTATCTGAACTTCTTGACCAGACCTTTTATGGCAACAGCGACCCTTAACTCAGTCTCGTCCAGCTCTGATATGTCCTGTTTTTCGCGCTCGTCAGACGTGTTTATGGTGCCCGTCGCCGCAAATAATTGAGACCATCTCAGGGAGCCAGCGCCAAGGTTTCTAGCGCCATCAGCGTCTGGCTGATAGTTTGCTGCGCAACGTATCTCCCCAGAAGAGCCTGCGACTAAATGAGCGGCAAACGTATCAGGGTCAGAGGTAGAACCATTTGAAAATTGCAGCCGACCATTTTGGTTGAGGCGAATACGAGCATAGGTTGAGAGTGCTGACTTAACTGAAATCCCAGAGCCATGTAGTCTGTAAACCCATTCGGTATTAGAATTCGATTTATTGTGAACACTACCATAGGTAGCAGGAAACCCTGCAATGTGAGGAACTGCCTCACCACTTCCATACGAGTTCCCCAGTGTCAGCGTTGCTTTTGTGCTAGATCCTCCATCAATAACATCACAACTACCAGAGCCAAATACGCAGGTTGAGGAGGAATTGCTGTCAACCGTCCACGTCACATCCGCTAAATTGTAGCCACCAATAAAAGTGTTATTTCGTGTTACGTTGTCAGAGTCGGCGCTTAACTTGACCTTGCCGGTTCCGCCAGTTACTTCGAACCTTGCGTTAATAACAGTATTGTAAGCCGTGTTATTAAAATAGATTTGGTATTCGTCTAGTGAAATGTCTTCAACAGCGGGTTTGTAAAAAACGTTGTTATTGCACGACCAAGCCTGCCCTGGATCCGCGCCAACCTGCAATGCGTATCCGCCGACAATAGGGCTAGTTCCTTCAGAGCTAGATTTTGCTAGTTTGCCCCCGTAAAAATTGTTTTCGTTGGCCCAACCCGTTGCAGAACGAGGAGCGACGCGCAAACCAACCTTACCTTCTTGCGACCTGCCTATTTTGTATTCGTTGTAAGAGTTGCCGATATTGTAGCCTCCGACGTAAATGTTATAGCCAAATCCGTAAACATAAGGTATTTCAATTTTTGAATCGTACAAGTTACCGCAGTCAACGCCAATAGAAGTTTCAAACCCTGTCCATCCGGCACCTGTTTTTGATGAGTTATAAACTTTTGGTGCAATTAAATCTAAGAAGAAAATAGCAGTTCCTGTCGCTGTGCCGATCCGAACAGCCGGAGAAACAGTAGCCCCAGGGCAGCGAATTTGCATCATGCCCAGATTGCCTGAGCAGTTCAAAGTGATCGTTGCCGATGTCTTATAAATGCCGGGTACGCCGGTCAAAAAAGCTCCACTTGATTGGCAGTAATCAGCCGCCGCTTGAATGGCTGCAGTGTCGTCGGTCACGCCATCGCCGACCGCGCCGAAGTCCTTGACGCTCACCACGTCCTTGAGCTTGCTATCGACGGTGCGCGTGACAGCGCCAGCTCCCGCCTGGGCGAACGACAGCGTACTCGCGCTCTGCACTGGCCCGGCAACACCGAGCATCAGCACGCGGATCTTCGCGCCGCTTGCGGGCGCTTCACTCAGGATCAACGACGAGCCAATGAGGTTGTATTCGCTCGTCGGCTGCACCACACCGTCGACCGTCACGATCAGCGATTCCCTGGTGGGCGGCGTCTGCGTCAGCGTGAAGGTCGTCTGACTGCCGTTGCCGGTGAAGACGTTCTCGGTCTGCGTGACACCCTGCACATAGCGAGCGTCAGATTCCGTCTTGGTGTAGCGGTCGGCCAGGGCGGTGTTGATTGCCGTCAGGCTGTTCGCCACCGTCGCTGCGAAATTGGCGTCATCGCCCAGCGCAGCCGCCAGCTCGTTCAGCGTATCGAGCGCACCGGGTGCGCCGTTGATCAGGCCGCTGATCAGCTGGTCGACTTCGGTCTTGGTGTAGCGCGCGTAGACGTCGGCGTCGATGGCGGCCAGGGCATCACGCAGCCGCTGCACGTCATCAGACAGGAGGTTCGCAGCGTTGGGCAGCTTGTAGCTGCGGTTAGGGGTGCGGTCGTCAATCGGCATATCAGATCACCACGAGACGGAGTTGGCGCAGTTGCGGGCGAGCCGCCGCCGTGCCGGTAAGCGTGAGCCGCACGCGGGTGGTCGTGCCACCGGCGGCGAAGTTAGCGACAGTGTGGTTCTGCTCGATCCAACCGTCGCCGACCGGGGTGCTGCTGGTAAGCGCCACAGACTCCCAGGTGCCATCGGACTTCTCGAATTCCACCGTCACGCCCGACGCCCCGGGCAGCAGCGACTCGAAGGTGCAGGAGACCTTCGCGCCAGCGGCGCAGGGGATAGCCCGGCTGACGTAGGTGCCGGTCTCGCCGAGGTTCCCGTAGACCGCCTGCGTACCCGAGAACAGATACGGGCTGGCGGTGGTGGTGCCGCGCAGCACCGCCGACAGGGTGAGCGCCGCGTTGACGTCCTCGGTCAGTTGGATGCGGGCGTTGTCCGCGCCACGCACCGTCGTTCCGTCCGGGCGGGTGAAGATGAACTCGGCGTCGGTGCTGGAGTCGACGCGCTCCACGCCTGCGAGCGCTACTAGGTCCGTGACGTCGCCAGCGGAAATCAGAATCGTGCCGGTGGCGGGCGTGGCCGGGCTGTTGGCGACGGTGTAGGTGAACTCTGTCGGGTTGGTCACGGTGACCGTGAACGCGCCGTTGTAGTCCGCCTGGGCCGCGCCGCTGACGACGACCTTCTGGCCGGTGGTGAACCCGTGCGCGGTGCTGGTGGTCAGCGTCGCCGTGCTGCCGGAGCGAGTGAGGCTGGCGACCGTAGCGCCGCGCAGCTGGCCGAGGTTAACCGTGCGGGTGGTGCTGGTGAATCGCGCGCCGTACATCCGGAAGGTCAGGTCAGCTTCCTGCACCGGCGTCCACGTCGATGCGTTGCTGGACTTCAGCAGCGTGCCGATGGTGTAGGGCTGAGAGGTGACGAACTGCTGTGCGGCGCTGTCGTAGCGACCCAGTTCCGCCAGGGCGACGGAGTGCTCGGCGTCATCGGTGAGTAGGACCATCGCGTACTCGACGCCCGCCTGCAGGTAGACCGGGCGGGTGAGGCTGATCTTGTTCCAGGCTCCGACAGTGATCGCCGTCCCTTGCAGCACACCCTCGGCCAGCGTTGTCGCGTTGGGCAGACCCAGCTCGGTTTCGCGGATTTCCAGATAGACCTTGTTCGCCGTGTTGCCCCGGGCGGTGAACTTGAAATCAACGCCGGTGACGTGGCGCGATTCGTCCAGGCGGAAGGTCTGGGCCAGCGGGTCCCAGAAGCGGGTCTCGATGGTGGTGAGCTGGCGCTGCGTGCGGGTGACAATCGTGCCCGAGCCGATGAACCGTGCAGCGCCGAAGCTGCCCTGGTTGCCGACGAAGGTCACGCGCTTGGTCCCGACGGGGACGCTGGGCGGGATCGTGAACGACCCCGAAATCTGACCGGCTGCGTTTGCTGTTAAGGGCATGGCTTAGGCGGGGGTAACGTTGATCCCATCGAACAGGACTTCGGTCAGCTGCTCGCCAGGGTCGAAGCCGTCGAGGGTGAAGTTGATCGGGATCTGCCGCAGAAACTCGGCGGGACGCTCGGACTCGCTGAGCAGTTCGGTCCGGGTCGTGGTCAGGGTCACCTGCGAGAACGTTCCCGTGGTGCCCATGAACCGACTGACGCGCTGCGTCTCGGGCGACGTCCAGATGGTGTCGATGACCGTGAAGCGGTCGACGGCTGGGGTCAGCGTCACGGCTGCGGGGATGGGGTCGAACGCCTGATAGGGGTTGATCTTGCTGCTGCCGGTCTGGCGGGTCTGCTCCAGAATCACCTCCTCGGTGTAGGGCAGCATCCAGTCCTGGGCGTTGTTGTCGGGTGCGCGGTAGACCGTCGTCGCGATAGGTAGCTGCAGCACCCCATCAACGATGGCGGCAGTCTGCGTGACGCCCTGGTCGCGCAGGTCGTCATCGAGGAATGGATCGACGAAGACGCCGCGCTTGCTGCTGGGCTCGCTGGAGCGACTGCGGAACGA